GATCTGCGTTTTCCAGGCATTCGCTTCTTTAACGGGATCAATCCACGGCATAACGGGCCCCGAATAAACCGCGTTATAAAGCGAGTCCATATCTATGCCTCTCGGCAGCTTGATTTCTCCGGCAGCAATAGCCATCTTCAGCCAGGCCCGGTACATGGGCCGGGTCACTGAACCGATGAACCAGTCCTGAAGAATCAGATATCCATCGGTTGACTCGACAAGCTCCTGCCGCTGGGCACTGTACGTTCCGTTGTAGTTTCTGGATGTGCTGGAAAAGCTGAGGCGACTGCCGGCGGACACGGCACGCAGCTGTCCGTTACGAAAAGATTCGAGGTTAGGGTTCGGGCGATCGGATTTAATCATCCCGATTTCTTCCCCGGCCTGCAGTTCGTCATAGAGCATACCGGGCTGAATCATCAGCTCGCGGTCATCGCGGCTTGAATCAGAATCGAAGCTCTGTCCGTCGCCTTTTTTGATATACATGCCGAGTGCCGCAGCAATTCTGGCAGCAGTAAGCTCCGAGTCCTCGTACTCTTTCAGCGCGCTCAGACGCATCAGAACACCAGACAAAAGAGACGTTCCGCGGGTCTGGTGCAGGCGTCGGGTGAATTTGAGATGCAGCATGTTCTCTGCATCTATCTCTTTGGTATCAAACTGACGCCCGGATACTGGCAGGCTTTTATAGACCTGATATTTTTTCGGGCGTCCCCAGTTATCGACAAAAACGCCCTGATTGAGCTGGGTGGCAGCATCGCTGTTCATCGGCACAAAGTCCGGCTCCAGCGCTTCCAGCCAGAACGGCACGCCAGCAACCGGCTGAAGACCATTTCCGGTACCGCGAACCAGCTGAGCAAATACCTCACCGTCCCGGAGCCACGTTCGCAGCATTAGCCGCTCCAGCATGGGGCGGGTAAACTGGGTTGTGACATCGGGTCTTACGGACCATTCGCCCCACTTTCTGCGGATATCAGTGGCCAGCTTTTTAGCGATCTTCCCGTTACTCAGCATCGGATGCGGTTCAACTATGATGCCCTTCGCACCCACCACCCTTTCTTCCAGCTTGTCGAAAACGCCGATCACCAGATCGTGGTTGTTATCCAGCCAGCGCGCCTGCTGCCTCAGCGAAACCGCCCCCATCTGGCTGAGCTGATCGGCTGAACGATTTTCCTTCTGGGCTTTGTGGGTACGCGTTTGCTTTACCGCCTCATACGCCTTAATAACCGCGCGGGCACGCAGGCGTGAGGCTTTCCAGCCTGGTGAAAACAGGCCAATCGCATCATCTAAAAAACTCATCCAAACCTCGCCAGCCTGTAGCCGGGTCGCCCGCGGCGTTTGTTATTGAGCGTTGCCAGTCGTCGCTCCCATTCCTGACGGCCTTTTCTGATTTCCGACAGGTTTTCGAGCGTCATCTGCTGCCCGTTGAAAGTGATTGATTTCCCCTCCAGAACAGACAGTTCGGCTGCAGCATAGCGGTCGATTATGTTTTGAATATCTGCTGGATTCACACCCAACCTCCTGACGAAGACCACGGATTAGCCTGCTCGGTTACGGGCTTCTCACGTTTTGGTTTTGGTTTAGATTTCGGCGCAGGCGGCGGGGATGGCATTTCGCCAGCTTCCGTCTGCGTGTCCTCGATCCACGTTTCCCGCCGTGCCCACTCAGGAGCTGACGGCCATTTGATTTTTTCGTAACCACTAAGGATGGCGAGCGCGTCGGCATAAACGAGCAGGTCAAATGCTTCGTTTGCGCCCCGGCCGGGCTTACTCCATTTCCCTTCATTCGAGCGTTCCTCATACGTCAGTTCGTCATAGAACCAGCTGCCCAGCCAGGCGGGGAAATGCACATAGCCAGGGCCGGGTGAATCACGCCACAGCGCATTATTCACCCGGTCTTTAAGGGCATCGGTCTGGAGAAGATAAAGAGGCACATCACCCGTCGCCTGCGCGCGGCGCGTTGATCTGCCCGTGTTGTCGGGAAACGTTCGCTGGATAAGTTTGCTGCGCCTGACGCTGTCCCCCTTGAAGAGGTAGATACGCTTACCCAGCCCTTCACGACGACATCTGCGCCAGAACTTGTAGGCATTATCCGTTACGCCATCTTCGCCCCCTGAGTCCACGGCCATCGACATCAGCCGCATGCCCTTTGATGGGTCTGCTGCGAGCGGCCAAGTTTTATCAAAGACGTCAGTGAGTAAAAGATCCCAGTCCTCCGGATAGCTCGCCGGATCCACCTGAATGCTTTCCCCGTTGCCGTCGCAGCGCAGCGAATGCCGGATGTTGTAACGGTCAACTATCCATCGCTCACCCATACTTCCATAACCCGTAATCTGCACAACAAAGCGCCGGTTGCGCCCGGCCTGCACGTCCACGGTCGCAGTGAGAAACTGCACGCCGTCCGGTACCGAACGTTTTGGGACGTCTTCGGCACGCTGCTCGAGCAATTCACTTTTACGCTGCTCCATGCTGGCTCGCGGCAAATAGGGCCTGCCGAAATCGGTGTTGATCACCGTCTTCAGGGTTTCTTCGCTACGCGTGGATTCATATTCCTGCTCGGCGGTCAGAAACTTATAAATAAGCTGCGCCCAGGTCTGGTAAGCAGCTGCCGGACCTTCCATCCAGAAGGAGGCAATACGGGAACGACGGCCATCACCGCTAACCAGGCCTTTCCTGTCGATGGTTTGCCCATCCCGGAGCCAGACACATTTCATGTTAAGCGCACGCTTCATGTCCGGTGTGATCCTGCCTTTACAGGCCGGGCACTGTAGAAAAGCCGCTTCGCTGGCAAGCACAGGGTCGCTGCTGTCGCGGTACCCGGTCATATTGTCCATTTCCGGCTGGAAATATTCGCCGCAATGCGGGCATGGCCAGTACAGACGACGGCGGTCACCACGGTTATAGAGCGATAAAACTCCGGTGGTCGGAGGGGCTTCATGGGGCGTGGATCGCCGCCATTTTGTGTCTCTGATATCCCTTCCGGGCGAGCTCTCAACCAGCGTCATCCCGGAGGACATGAATGTCGTGGTACGCTTCGATGCCAGTGAAAAAGCATCCCCCTCCCCGTCGATATCTTCCGGGAAGCGGTCATAATCCGTCAGCGCCACACTCTTATAGTCCGAGGACGACATGATATTGACGGATGGCCAGCCCAGCTTCAGATAGTTACCGGCGCGAAATGTTCGGTCGTAGACGTTGTTATCGTTACGTCTTGGGCTTAGCCGGGTTTTAACTTCAGGGCTACAGCGAAAAGTACGGTCCAGGCGTTTTTTGGAATGCTCGCGCGCTTTTTCCTCAGATACCTGAATCACAAGCATATCTGCCGGATCGCAGACAATGTTGTAAACAATCCAGCCATCAATCAGCCCGATGGTTTTACCCGTTCGCGCCGGGCCCACAAACACCACCGCATCGTATTCACGCGATGCCAGGCAGTTCATCGGCTCAATCACATAGGGTGCCAGATCCGGATCCCATGGAACTGAGTTTCCCGCCCCCATTGGCACGCGCATATAAGTACTGACCGCATCTGCCACAGGCATACGACGCGGGGCTCGTAAAATACCGGAAACATCGCGGCGGATGTCCCTGGCGGATGCCCGCTTTGCCATCAGTCCTCCTCAGGCTCTTCCTCCTCTTTTTCAGCGTCCTGCACCCTCTCCGCCATCTGGTCGCGCAGATCATCGATAACGCTTTGCACACGAACAACCGCTGCAGGCGTTAAAGCACAGTCACGCTCGAGCACATCCGGGAGGGTTTCAAGTACCATGACGACGGCTTTCGCCATCAATGAGAATTCTCGCGCCACTTCATCTGCAGGTATTAACTGCCCCGTATCCTGTTCGAACTTCAGCCTCTCGTTCTCTGCTTTCCAGTGGGACAGCCTGTCAGAGGGGGGCATATCATCGATATTGGCCGAAACGGTAGGGATCATCAGTTCGGTCAGAATGTCAGTCACCAGATAAAGCTTTAATTTGCTGTTGCTGCCAGGCGCGGGTTCAACATTTTTCAGCCTCGCGGCAACCGTCTGACGGTGTACGCCGGTTATCCCTGCCAGCTGGTTGATATTGAGTTTTAAAGTGGCAATTTCCTGGTCCATGATGGTGAACACTTTTTGAACGATTCGACATCTTGCGAAAATGGTCTCTAATTAAATCAAAGACCTGTGCACATGATGATGATGACCCTGGATCCGAAAAACTAGCCGTTTCCCGCGAGCCAGCCGCCCCGTGGTAGGGCACCCCACCGGGAGGACCCATTCAAACGATAGCTATTATCATTTACAGCATTTATACCTTCGCAGATGACAATAAAAAACCGCCCGTAGGCGGTTAATCGAAGATTTTATCGAGCTGTTTAGCAAGAGCTCGATTAAACAATTCTTTGGACACTGTCATCAATGTCCCCATGCTTGCGTCCTTGAAACCAGTTTTCAAAGTAGACCAAACTTCCTGATTCCTGAGGGCATCTAAAAAATCATGTCCAATTGCTGTAAGTCTCAGAGGCATGACAGCCCAGTGCACTTTACCATCTAAAGTTTCAACGGCTCCAAACCCGCGGTGACCATCAGTTCTTGTCATTAGTTGACGGTCTTCGAGCAGTCGCATGTGGAATACAAACTTGTCGGTTTCACAATTAAAACCTTGTTCATTAAGCTCGATAATATTCGTATCTGGTGTATCCGATGCTTCGAAGGCTTCGAGCAAACCTTTCAAGTATTCATGATCAATTTTCATATCTTACCCCATATATTAAATAGGGTTAACATAGCACTATCGCAGGCATTTCGGGAATGCTTGTGATAGTGCCAATAAGAACTAGAGCTGTGGCTCTGCAGGCGATAGTTCGCCTTCTTCGAACCATGAGTCTAACGCTCGACCATCAGCTGCCAGATAATGAATGAGATACTGATTAGGGCCTGCGTTGTACTCCGCACGTGCTTTAACATGCCCCTCCTCACCACTCATCGTCACGAAAACTACCTGGCCAAGAACGTGTTTAAAGCCCATGTTAATTCCTTATTTTTAATGTGAAAAAAAACGATACTACGCGACTAATTATCCCCTTCTCGGGATATTCATACTCTTATCCTCATAAGGGGATAAGACTATTGTCGCTCGTTCTCTATTTGGCGAATGCCAGCGAAGTTGTTGTTGCCCTTTTCAATAACGGCCAGCAGCGGCTTAATCCAGAGCACAGCCTGGCAGTACGTTATTGAGCCGGCGGCAGCGGTACTATCATCGGCTGCGTCAGGTCCGTCGGTATCGGCGTGCATTGCGCTGGAACGTAAACGGTACGTGTATTCGAGCAGCCCACCAGCAATGTCAGCAGGAACAGGCAGATCACAGGTTTTTTCACGGCGGAGAATCTCCCGGTATTCGATTACAGTTTCTTCGGTGCCGATGTCGATCAGGGAGTTAAGCCTGTTGGCATGTTCTGCAACCTGATTGAACCGATTAAAGTTGAAAGTCTGAGTGGCGATTACCTGCCCCTGCAAAGCGTTGTCATTTCGAAGAACGTCGTTATCACTCTGTATGCTGGTCGCATCTGCGCAACTCTTTAGAAGCGCCACTGACAGACCAGCAATAACGACAACGCCGATAAGCCCCAAATTAATTTTCATTGGTCAAGCCCCCAGCACGCCAGTGCGCTTTCCTGATCGCGCCGCTCGACCTGCCCATAACAGCCATTCTTCTGGCCTTTAGTCAGACGGCAATCACGTCCACCGTCCTTAATCCACCAGCGGATTGCCTCGCATGCACCGGTGCGGTCACCTGCGTTGATGCGCTTATAGAACGTGGACGGGAAGCATTTCCCAGGGCCGATGTTATACGGGCAGAAGGATGCGATACCCACCTTCTGTGGCTCTGTCAGAGGCACTTTGATATTGCGTTCAACCCAGGCTAATGCCTTATCGCGTTCAATAGCGTTAACCTTCCGGCATTGTTCCTCAGTGGCCGTCATGCCTTTTACAACACGCCGGCCATCGATAACGGTCACGCCGTGACATAAAGACCAGACCCCACCCGGATCAACAACGGCCACCAGCGCATTGCCTTCTTTCTCGCTGATGAATTGGTCGAAAATGAGTGGAGCAGATGCCCCTGACGCGATTAGCGCCAGCACTGCTGCGCTGAGCTTTGCTTTGTTCGACATCATTCACCCCGCGCAGCTTTGCGGCGATCCGCTTTGATTTGGAAGTACAGACTCGTTAACCACGTCAGCAAACCAAACATGAGGCTACCGAGCACACCAATGGCCGCCCATTGAGATGGGGAGACCTTATCGAGGAGCTGAAGCAACCAGTATCCGGTCCCCCCTCCCGATGCGCCGTATGCAATACCCGTCGTGATTTTTTCCATTCGATACATGCTCTCACCTCGCTACGTTGCGGGTGTCCAGTTGAGGTAATAAAAAAGGGCCGCGATAGCGACCCAAGCTTTTATTCCCCTGCCAGCTGCCTTACCTCACTTACCGTCTGGTTGAAACGTTCCTCTTCCAGTTCTACACCGATAGCCTGGCGGCCCAGTTCAATGGCTGCTTTAACAGTTGATCCAGAGCCCATAAAGAAATCAGCTACCACATCGCCGGGCCTGCTGCTGGCGTTGATGATTTGCCGCAACATATCAGCGGGTTTTTCGCACGGGTGTTTACCTGGATAGAACTGGACGGGTTTATGTGTCCAGACGTCTGTATAGGGAACGGCTACTGTCACAGAGAAATGCCGCCGAAGAGATTTGTACTCTTCCAGCAGATCAAGGTATTTCCGGTTCAACGAATGCCATGTGGCCACCAGCTGGTGATGCGGTGCTTTGAGTTCAGAGGCCCGGTGCTTCTCAATGGCGATCTGAGTGAACAATTCCTGCAGCTTTTCGTAATCCTGCTCGTTCGGTAGTTGCCACTGACTGGCCCCGAACCAGTGGGACACCATGTTTTTCTTTCCGGTGGCGTCAGCTATTTGCCTGGACGTGACCCCCAGTTCAGCTCTTGCATCCCGGAAATAGGAGATTAACGGGGCCATGACGTGCTGTTTGACCTCGTTGCTTTTCTCAGCAAACCCGTCGCTTTTCGGCTTATATGGCCCCTGATAATGCTCAGCGAAAAGGATGCGCTCCGTGGCGGGGAAGTAAGAGCGCAGGCTTTCTTTATTGCATCCGTTCCAGCGCCCTGATGGCTTCGCCCAGATAATGTGGTTCATGACGTTGAAGCGTTCACGCATCATGATCTCAATGTCGGATGCAAGGCGGTGACCTGAAAACAAATACAGACTGCCGGCAGGCTTAAGCACTCGCCAGAACTGGGCAAGACACATATCTAGCCAGCGAAGATAATCGGCGTCACCGTTCCATTGGTTATCCCAGCCATTTGGCTTCACCTTGAAATAAGGAGGGTCGGTAACAATGAGGTCTATTGAATCATCAGAAAGTTGTGCAAGGTACTGAAGGCAATCGGTGTTTACTAATTGAGCACTGGATATTTTTACAGTATTTTTCATAGATCAGTAAGCGGGTCTCTGTTAGGCTCAACATGCTTTAGCGCTAAAGCGGTGGGCCTTGGTTCGCTTGTGACCTTCTACATGAGCTAATGGCTGGCCGGGTGCTACAACACCCACCAGCCGCCCATTCCACAAAAAAAAGCCCCCATCACTGGAGGCGCTTGTAACATCCAAACTGGTATATTGATAACTCAGCCATCACCAGTTGCGTGAGTATGAACTGACAGCGCGCAAGGCTCAGATGAGTATTCTCTGCAATTTCACCTGCTGTCGCTGGTGATACGCTTAATTCGTTATAAACCGCCTTTGCTTCAGCAGTCATATATGGTTGATTCTGCATGTCTTTTACCTGTCTTTGAGGGTGTGACATACAGATAACTCTGGTTGATAAAGTCAGCAAGAAGTCTTTGCATCAGGCACAAAAAAACCCGCGCGAGGCGGGTTTTTCAAAAAGCACCAGCTATGGTCATGCTGCTTTGCGATGGCGCTGCTTACCCTGCTTTTCCTTTCCGGAAACAGTGGCGTCAGTGAACGCGTTAGGAGCAGCCTTCATCAGCACTTCAACAGCAGCACCCATACCTGCGAATGCTTTCATTGTGTCGAATTTTACTTGTGGCTTGGTCGCTTTTTGAGTTTTCATGATTACCTCTGAGACTCGTGTGCCTCTTCTTTCATAATAAAGGTAGCACCGTGGCTATCCTTTACCAATCGTTCTGGCCGATTGGTGTCATCAAAACATTAGTCAAGATAGTTTGATGATTACGTTTACCTGAAAGGTAAATTTGGAAGGTAATCCTACAATGTGTAACGGGATCCCGTCTACCCTAATTGTGCGAATTTGAGGAAAACAGCTTCGATTGTGGTTGTTTCACAGACCATAACGTACCCGCTTCTATCCAGAACAAAGCCGAAAGAGGAATAGTAAGCAAGCAGTTCAGGAACAGGTTCGATAATACGAATTTCTTCACACTCAACCGCCTTGCAGAACATGTAAGCGCTCATCAGTGTAATCAGAACCATGCGTCCGTTAAGTGGATGAGGTTCATCATCGCGAGTAAAACGCTCAATCATATGAATGTTGAATGTAAGGCTTTCTGTGTCGAACACACACAAAGCGGCACCATCTGGTACACCCTGTACTGCACCATGTGCTACGAACTTAATGCATAGCTCAAATTTGCTCGGATCGTTTCCATGGGTGGCGAGCGCATAATCCCACTCTAACTGACCAAAGCCACCACATAGGATTCTATAGTCATCATCGCTGATTGGGCCGACAGCCAAGGGAAGCTGAATATTATCCAAAATTAACTGGATATTATTTCTTACTGATTGGCCAATCTCTTCCAATGAAAGCATAAACACCTCAACAAGCGAAACGCGACGAATGCTTAGTTTACCCTATCCTACTTACTGAGGGTGTACCTGAGTTGTAAAAGATGTGTATGCAGAACGGCGATATGACAGGGGTACTAGTGCAATGCACCTTCGCGAATACCCCTGTCGTATCGCCGGATAACAAAAAACCCCGGCAGGCGGGGTTTAAAGTTTTTTCAAATTGTAGCTTTACATCGCTGCCATCGTGGCGCAGCTCTGCCAAGCATGTATGGATTATCTGATTTTCTGGCCCGATTTCAACATGATTTCACGCAAATAGCACTTTTTGCTAATTTAAGTATCATCATGAATTTTCTTTCAGGCTCTTCCTCGCTGACAGAAATACCTTCGCCCTGAATATTTCCAGACACCAGCGCACACGCTTTCTGGCCTCAGAATCGGTGAGCCAAGGGGCTAGGCTCTGCAGTTCTCTGGTGATGTCCGCTATCTTTTTACGCGTGGTGTAATACTGGCGCCCAACGATATAAACCGGATCCTTCAAATCGAATGCCTGCAGCACCACATCCTCAATAAATTTTGCATCGTCACTGTTAATAGCTGCGTCTAGGACATTTACCTGTGGCTCAGGCCAGAGTATTGAGCGCGCACGCCTCATTGCCTGCTCACCACGGAATCCCTCTTCTCTCGCCTGGTTCAAAGCCGCTGTAAATCGCTCAAGAGCTTTATCAGACCAGTTTTTTCCACTGATCACGTTCCAGCATGAATGGCCGCACGGTTTGGCCGGAGCCGTTCCGCCGCGCACAGATTCCCCCCACACTGTTAGCAGCGATTTAATCCACCCGGACTGGATATCTGTCAGGAGAATACTTTTCCCGAGCCAGCTCTTGCGTGGCGCCATTGCTGTTTTTCCCAGCCCTTCAAGATACTGGCGTTTCTGGCGTGGCGTCATTTCATATCCTCGATAATTATCATTCCGGTTTCGCCCCATACTTTTGATGTCCGGGCGTCCCAAATGTGGGAATCGTCCTCAAACAAGGCGTCCAGCAAAGATTTAGTTAAGTTGTCCAGATCGGGCTTTTGCTGGTGGGGCTGGCCGTCCATAGCCTCGCGCTTTTTCTTGCTCCAGCTCGTTGGCATAGGCAAAACGAAAGTGATATGTGCGCCGTTCTCCGGCAGCCGAATGTCATACAGGCGGGCTTCATCGCAAAAGATGCGATAGCGCATCACTGGCGGCCGCTGTTTCCATTTATCACGGCGTGTCATGCGAGGTTTTCCGACAGGAGTGATTATGTATTTAGGCATAGAACACCCCCAGCTCTAACTGGACCTGCTCCAGCAGCTGCAACTCGGTACCGAAGTTTTTCTCCCATTGCTTACGGCCAGCATGAATCGCCACACCATAACCGCCGTTGCGATGGTGCATATGGCACAGGGGAATTGATTTTCGATGGTCAGCGCGCTGGCTTGTGCCCTGCCCGGTTCGGATGTGGTGGATTTCCGCAGGCGTTTCGCCCAGGTTCTGATTTCTGCACACGATGCAGCCAAGCGCGGCCACACGCGAAAGATGGAGGCTATCTGCTTTTTTCATGCTGGACCACCAGCACAAGCAGAAACACCGCGCATAGATGGGCGGTGAGAGGTGTTTAGGGTAATGCTCTGCGCCATTTTGATTCCTCAGGTTGGCGCAGTAATCAGTGGGTGTTCAGCCCGTTTGATTATTATAAATCAACGCTTACTGCTTGAGAACCTTAAGTGCATCCGGCAGGGAGTTAAGGTTTATTATCCGCTCATCCTCATTGATAACCTGGGCAGAAAGTCTGTTACCTTTACGGCGTATCAGTGTGCGCGCACAATTATTACTGACCACATAGTCGGTTATTTCACCATCAGACAGACACAAAACAAGCAGTCCATCTTTAGTAAGACCTGCAGCAAATTCATTCAATTTCATTGGCATATCCCTAACAATTGGGTCTCCCCTAATGGGGGCGGTCCTTTCTCTCCCTGCGCGCTCACTTCATTTAAGGTTCCGCTTAACCTAACGTCTAATAGGTTAGATAGATCAATTAACCGTAATTGATCTGTGTAACCGATCGGCTCTTAAGGCACAGGACTCATGCACGCCCCGCTATATCACAGGCCTGTCGTCTGTATCCGTAACGCTTTTCAGAAGGTAGGTGACAACGCCAAGAACGGACACATCATCGAGGGCATCACCTTCAATCGCCTCTCCGTCAGGTGTAATAAGCGCTTTACCCTGAACGGAGGCAAATTCCATTCTTCCGCAGAAGGAAATTAGAACCGTGTCGCTAATCTTCGCCTTTCTGGCAACGTTAATGATTGCGTAACCGGAAGAGGTTTCGATAGTGCGACAATTACCGTCATAGCCACAAATGCTGGTAATTGAAAGAGTCTGTTCTGTGTAGTCTGCTGCCGGTGATGGAAAACCCATGAAGGTCGCCTCCATAATGTCACTGTATATTTATACAGTACACTCACAAATGAGATTGATCAACGGTTTAACAGCACGAAATGTTAAAGGGAGTTCCCATTGGTTATAAAAAACCCGCCGAAGCGGGTAAGTGCTTAATCAGTAATCAATTCTTCTCACAGCCAGCACCACCAGCACGATCAAAACTATCAGCCAGGATGCGCCAGATAACATCTCCATCAGGTACACTTTTTCACCTCCTGCTCCTGTGCTGCTGCGAGCATGGCTGCGCGGTGTCGCAGTAACTCCATCAACACATTTTCAAATAAGCGGGCGTTCACCTCTACGGAACCATGAACACCACGCACGTTACATTCGTTAATTACCGCCTGGGTTTCAGATAGGATCTTTGTCAGGCGTTCTGTGGTAATAATGCCCATAGGTTAGCCCTCCACTTTGGCGGCATTTTTACGGTTTGAACGACACACCAGCGCCCAAAAATTCATTTCGCAAATCAGCGCCGCGGTAGTTTCTGCCCGGCGACGAAATCCCAATTTATTAGAATTCCCAACAGAGCGCTTACGCTGGCGCATTACCTTTCTCGTGTGCGCCGCCTGCACTTCCTGCTGTCGCTGCTTGGATGCGTAAACGCCCTTAGGTGGTATCTTTCGTGCCTGTTTTTGATAAGCGGTTAACAGGTCGTGTACGTCTGTAAATTTAGCCATTTCACTCTCCTTTACCGGCTGCGGCGGCGTACAGCAAAATAACCCGACGCGGGTCTGCATGTGGTGTGATTGGGTTAGCATTGAACAGGTATCCGCAGCCGAGTTTTTCCACATCCAGCAATTCTTGCTCATCCGTCCAGCCAATAGGCTTTTCGGTCAGTTCTGCTAGGCGCTTGTCTTTGGCTTCCAGCTCATCCAGCAGCGCCAGCACTAAAGCAGGAGTCATTGCTGCTATAAATTTCTTCTGCGCCTCGATACCTTTCGTGTACCGCTTGATGATTGCCAGTTCTTTCGCATCCACGGCTAATTGGCGCAGCGCCTGTTTGTCGATGTTGCTCATTGGGCATCCCCCACCACCAGCTCTTTCCATTTTTTCACTAAGTCCTTACGGGCCGCTGCCTCACCACCGGGCGGAAATGAAAAGTCTGCGCGGATTCCCGGACAGCCGTTAGAACAGCGGACCTCTGCCGAACCCCAGTTCATTCCCCTGCTGCGAACCCTCAATGAAGGTGCCATGCCGCATTCGGGGCATTTCGGTAAGTCAGTCATTTCCCATCCCCTGCAGCAGATTTTTGTGGCGGCGCAGCTCGCGAACGGCGCTCTGAAGTCGCTGCAGGCTCGACAGCTTTGCTTTGGTTCGGCGAATTTCGCTCGAGATATAACGTGCTGACGGAATGACCAGGTCATCCGGACGGGCGGCGAACGCAGGGATCGCTTTCACGATTTCTTCCGTCGTTTTCTCTGCCGGCACTGTAGACGGCTTAACTTCGGCAGCCGCGGGGGCTGCAGGTGCTGCAGGTGCTGCAGGTTCCTCACCCGCCAGGCTCCAGGTGATGTTTTTCCCGTCCACATGGCGCAGGACCAGACCGTCCTTGCACATTGCACCGAGCGATGCATTCAGGGCTCGCGAACCTTTACCCAGCTTTTCTGCGACCTGATTAGCGGTCATAGCCCCCTGGCCCTGCATTGCTGACAATACCCTTTCCACCAGCGGCGATGGCTGCTTGGGTCTGATACGCTTCGATTTCTGCTCTTTCGCGGTACCGAGAGACCATGCCCCATCGTAAAAATCACATAACCCCTGTTCTTTCTGCTCGCGCAGCATGCTCAGCGCTTCAACGGGCTCGATATCCAGTCGGGCAGCAATCTCGCGATATGTCGCTTTTTTCATGGCTTTTAGTGCGTCAAGTACGGTTTCCATAATTTTCTCCTCAAAATTCACTTGACAGGTCTAAGGTGGCTAACGTTTCCGCGATAGCTCTCCCAGTCAAAGTTCACCCAAATGCCGTTATCCATGCGCAGGCGGTCAATAACCCTCGCCCCCAGGGTGTCTACCAGCGCGTCGTAATTCAGGTTGGTCAGAACGCCAACCGGGCGCATTGCGGCCAGGCGGCGATCGATAATCTGGTTCAACAAAACTTTCTCGCCGCGGCTGTCGCGCTGAATGCCGACTTCATCGAGGACCAGTAGATCCACTTTGCAGAGGTCATCCAGCAGCGCAGCTTCGGACTGCCCTTCGTCGTAGCAGGCCCTGGCGCGCAGGGTCAGATCGGGCACCGTCACGATCAGAACCGTTCGCCCCTGCTTCAGCAGATAATTGCCGATGGCCGCTGAAAGGTGGTTCTTGCCGGTGCCCGGCTTCCCGGTGAAGACGAAGCTGGCAAAACCGGTACCAAAATTTTGCGCGTAGCTCTTTGCCATACTCAGCGCATGGCGTTGGCCGTCGCCCTCCACCGCGTAATTTGCGAAGCTGCAGCTGCGGTGCAGGCTCTGGATCCCGGATCGCCCGAAAATTTTCTCTGCCCGCGCCTGCTGGTTGATCTTGTCGATCTCTGCTGCGCGCTTTAGCCCTTCTTCGCGCTGCCAGGCCATCAGCTCAGCTGCGCTGTTGAATTTGGGTTCAATGCCTGCCGGAATCACACGGCGAAGGCGATCGAGAATCGAACCTGCGTTTTGCATGCTTACCCCCTGAATCCTGGCGGTACAGTGTTATCCGGGCGGGAAATATGATTGATATCCCGACCACCAGCCTGGTATTGCGCAGCCCCCTGTGACGGAAGGCGAAGAACCAGGTCATCCCATTTTTCACGCAGTTTGGACGGTGACATCACGTTCCGGCACCAGAACGGATCACGCTGTACACGCGAAAACATTTCGCAAATTTGCTTATGTGTTCTGCCATCAATGGCACACATCAGCCGGATTTCGTTGGACCATGCAGCCCAGTTAGGCTCTTTGGGGCGCACCAGTTCCCCGTCTGTCTCAGCGGCTTTTTCATAAAGCTTGACGATGCGGTTCCACATCCACTGAGCGCAGGTCAGATCTTCCTTGCTTCCCCACTGCCGTTTTCCTGCATGGGCAACCACGGCCTCTGGATGACGATTTAAAAACGCGTCTTTGGTCAGCAGTTCGTCCGACAGCGAAGCGTCCGGACAAGAAGTGTTTTTATTCTCTGTAGTAGTCTCTGTAGTAATCTCTGTAGGATCGAAATGGGTTTTGCCGTCCCCGCGGGCTGGGCTTTCCCCAGTTCCCGAACAAGGGATTCCCTCGTTACCGACCTGTGCTTTGCCCATTCCCCGAAATGGGTTTTGCCCATATGGTGATTTATCAATGGTTTGCGTTAGTACCTGATCCACTCGCTCAAAGTTAACTTTGAAGTAAATCCGGTGCTCCAATCGCTTATGTGTCTCTACCAAAACCCCCAGACGCTTAAGCTTTTTTCGGGCTGTCAGCTGCTCTTCGTAACTCAGCCCGGTTTCATCCTGAATTTCCTCTGAGGTTTTATGCACACCCAGATCAGAGGTGAGCTTGTCCATCCAGTAGGTCATCTGGCAAAACAGAACAGTGGCGCTTACTCCGCCCAGGTGTTCGGCCAGTGCTGGGTAATAGGCAACTGGACGACCGAACCCGCGAATAATGTCAGATGGATTCATGGCTTCACTGACCCTTACGCCGCACGATGACAATGCATGATTTGAACTCTCACACCGGCCATCTGCGCCAGCGCGTCGATTGCTTCCAGAGTCTCACGCCGGATTACCGGTTGCGATTTACCGGTGAAGACCGCATTGGTGGCTTCGATGCATTCTTTGTTAACCCTGGCCGCCCGGTAGTGCATGCAGTCCTTCTGCGCCAGCTCGTTATCAATGGCAGTACGGATGGCATAGCTCAGCGCTTGTGCCTGTTTCAGGTAGTTCGGCGTATCGTTGCGGAACGCACGCTGAATAATCTGCTTGTTGTTGTGCAGCCGGCGCGCGTACTCATCCGGATCCAAAACGTCATCCAGTGACTGGAGAAGATCGCCAAAGTGATGCGGGGTTATCAGCTGCGTGACTGTCTTCCAGCCCTTTTCCTGCGCCCAGGACTCCAACTCACTTGCCAGTTTATTGATTTCCATCAGTCAGTATCCTCCTGAGCTGTTGTGTTATTTTTTGGCTTGTAATCAGGCCAAATTTCAGCCCAATCGCTTGGCCGCATGTCAGAACGAGAAACCTCTCCATCGGTAAAGGTTTCGATAACGATGCATCGACTCGGCGAAATAGCAGCCCGCCCCGTTGCAAGTTGGGAGAGGTAAGATTTCGATATGCCAAGGTGTTGCTCCAGCGCCTTGCGTGTCTTTGGCCCACCGGCTTTCAAAAAGTCATTGAGTTGCATAATTGCTCCTGTGTGGTGAGTTGTAAGTTTATAAACCACTAAACATTATTGTCAAGTTTTTGCTTGTTTAGAAATTACTAATCAAAATGACTGTATGGACACAAAAGAAATCAGGCGTAAGCGCCTAGCGGCATGGTTTTCCAGCAGAACCCTGCCGGAGAAAGAGAAGAGCTACCTTTCACAGCTGATCAACGGCAAAGCGTCGTTCGGCGAGAGAGCTGCGCGCCGTATTGAACGAGATTACGGCATGGCCCCTGGTTATCTTGATGAAGGACCTATGGGTGAAGAGATAAAATCCCCTCGCCCATTCGACGCGCGCCATGAAGAACTGCTAGACCTTTTCGACAGCCTTGCTGAGTGGGAAAAAGAGCAGCACATGGTAAACCTCAGGGCCCAAGTTAACTCCATAGACAATGAGCTCAAGGCAAGGCTTAAAGGCAAGAGCAAACAAGAAATCCTTCAGATGCTCAAAGACCTCGAAATAGACTAACCCCCCTAAAGACCGCATGCTGCGGTCTTTTTTTTCTCCAAATTCAACCACATCCAATTTTTCACGCCTTTTTGTTTACTATTAACTTTACATGTTGGTTTATTTGTTTATAAACTTAGACCAACAAAACACGCAGTAATCAGTAAACGTTCCGCCTACCCGGCGATAAGGGTGAAAAAGGGAGAGCAACGATGACTACCAAGCAAAATGCTATCGACTTAGCGCGCACCGCACGCAGCGAAGCGGCTAATACCACCAAGCGCACTATCGCGGCGATTATCACCAACTGGAATGAGTGCGTGAAACAGGCTGGCTTCTGGTGCATTTACGATTTTCCCACTACCGGCTACACCCGTAAATCCCAACTGATTGCCGACCTTCTTCGCTGCGCTGATCAGCTCGATGAATATGTTGAACCAAACCCGCATGTAGCCCAGACCGTCGAACAGCAGACTCGCGAATTTAATGCAGCTTGTACTCGCGTTCTGGATGTTGAAGAGGCACACGCCGAAGCGCTGGAAATAAATAGCGCTATGAATCACATCATCGACGAACGTCAGCAGATCGCAGACTGCGAATTTGACGAGAGAACGGAACAAGCACGCCTGGCAGCTATGCGTGACCACTATCTTGCAAAACCAATTTTCAAAGACGTCTATAAACAGGCTCTTTGGCTATGGAATATAGGGTATGTAACAAGTCTGTATGACGGAATGGAATTTCCAGAAGAGTATCAGCATTACGTGCGCCTGAAACGAGCAGCATGGGTAGCAAGATAGAAATTGAAACTTTTTATCACTGGGTTAAATATCATGAATAAGCAGCAATTAACTCCGGAACAGCAAATTGCATGGGCGCAGGGAAAACTCGTCACATCAGTATTTCTTCGTGATGTTGCCGGATGCCATGCCGCATGGAAAGTATTACGGAAATACAGAAATTTCGTTGTACATCGCCAACCCTATCAGGAATGGCGAAATAGTTTAAAAGTAATTTAATTTCACCAACTTAGAACCTATGCCTTTAACGGCAGGTATTTTCACACCCTGAACCATGGATTTCGAAATGAAAGTAAGCGTAACAACTGTTGAGCTAAATCTTGCTGTCGTAAATAAAGAAATTGCCACTTTTAATATTAATGGTGCTATTTCAGGCGTGGTTCATTTGCCATCGTCAGGCCCTGTTACCGTTGTGCTTGACGGTGGCTACGTGCTCGGTGAGTTTCATTGCCCTGTTTGCGCTATTAGGCAAATTAGCTTGCTGTCTGTGAACTTCTCAGAAGCGCAGAATGCTTGTGGCATGTCTTATTACGATCACAAACGCCAACAACTTAACTGATATGGATGACATCATTTGTCATTGCGCTGTTTGCTGCCGCGAATATAAAAAATCGGAAGTGCACGAAAGAAAAACAGACTTATATCCCTTTAAGCGCACGATTTATTTATGTGAGCAATGTAATGAAAAAAGAGAAAGGCGTAACGCGTTAAAAAATGTCAAGCGCGTTATTCGAAAACCATATCGCTAAACATCACCCTCCCAAAATTATAGAGGTAATTATGTCTGTTGAATTAAAAGTTTTCGGTGGAGCTTATTTCCCGAAAGATAAAGCATTAAAAAAATACCCAGATTTAAAACCGCTTGCCACTGCTGTTAATGCGGCCACAAAAGCCATTGCTGAAGCCGTTATTTTCGGCAAGCTGGCAGCTGAACACCCAGAACACATTGATGATTATTTCAAAGTGAAAATCTGGGAACACCGCGAAGGTTTACCGTGCCCTGAGCTTGATGTTTTCTCACCTGAATTTTTCGACACCGTGGCTATCTGGAATGTGAATGCAGGTGAACCAGCTGCGGCGCCACAGCCTGAATCGGAAGAAAAGACGGAATGGGACGACAACAAGGCACAAGAAGAAATTAAAATCGTTGCGCAGCTCGACCAGGCATCCCGGGCAGCTTGTCTGGCACTGTTCGGCCCGGTCCCTGGAATCACTTCAGTGCAATACGGCCAGATCGTCGATCTGAAGAATGATGATGAACCCAGCTTTGCCCGCGAGCTTGCCGAAGCACTATCCAAAGAAACACGATCACTGGCCCTGGCACCGGAACGGCAGGAGCAATTACTCGCCTGGGTTCGTGAGAACACAAAAGACTCTGCACAGTGGCCGGACATTAAAAAGCAGATCGCTAAATGGATCGATACGCCGGTTGATAAGCGGCCGCAAACTGCCGCCGTCAACGAAGAAAACCGCACAGACACTGGCTCCACTTTGGGCGGGGGAAATAAGACAGACCGAAGCCCGGATCTGGTACACAACCTCTCTACGCTCAAGATAGAGGTTGCTGTTGCGATTCTGAGTACCTTCGACGAAATCGATATTTACTCAATTCCAAACAAGTTTTTCATTCCCGCTAAGGCCATGGCCGAAGCTGAGCAGGACACCCGCTTCACAGCCTGGTGGAAAAAGCTGCGCGGCACCCCAGGCATTCTGGACTATTCTCGCGCAGCCATTATCGCCCTGATTAAATCTGCTCAGGAAGACCTCTGGATGGATCCCGTCGCCTTGCGTGAGTACATCAATCGCGAGTTGGTTGAATCTGACCACGCGCACCCTGATCAGAAAACGGTTGATACGGCTTGCCGCCCAAAACCTCGCGCCAACCTTCAGGAAATCGAAAATGATGAAGCCAAACCACCTGTATCTGGCGAAACTTTGCCACCAGCAGTTTGCCCTGGCAAAGCTGCGCAACTCGACAAAGAACTCAACGAGGCATTCGCTAAGGACCCCACACCTGAAAAGCAAGCCGGTGATCAGCCGCGAGTCGAAAACCTGGGCGGCGGGGTCTTCTCAGTCGAATCTCTTATGTCTGGCAATAACGATATCCATCCTGCCCTGACGGAGCGAGAAGCAGCAATTAAGGCACTGGTAGAAAAGACTCTGGCTGGCAAAACGAATTGCTTTAGCGAGGAAGAGGCCGAAGAGCTTGTTTCTAATACAGGCCATGACTCATCTCACCTGACAACGATGATCATGACTGACATTTTTGCTTTAGAAAACGGCGAAACCCCAGAAATTATTGATGATTACGATGTTGAGTATCTGGCCTGGAGTGCGCTTGAAGAGTGGAGTGATAATCCAGAAACACGGTTGGATTATCTCACCCGCGTCTTGGAAGAATATCGACAGGAAGGAGCCCAAAAGGCACCAGCTGCTGTGGTTTTGCCTCTCCCGGATGCCAACGCTAAACCAGAAGAACAGCGCCCTACTTGCGGAGCTGCGCCATCAACATGCGCCCTTACCTATCATCAGCAGCTGACGGCTGCCGCGCTGCAGGGGTTATGTTCTAACCCGGCATACTGCAACCAGTACGATGATTTACCGGGTATGGCCGTGTGGCTTGCCAGCAGCGTTATCAGTCAGCAGGAGATTGCAGAGTGATCAAGGCTAAGGAAGTCATCGCCAATACCAGATATGCGGAATTCCCGAACACGCTGGTAACTCTGGAGCTGTGCCGTGCGTTTGCAGCCATAGAAAAACGCCGTATTGGTGAATCGCTACGTGCTTGCGCTCGCGTTCTGGCCAGCAAGGCACAGGATCACCATCTTGTCAGCGTGCTGGAAGAAATGGGGCGGAGTCAGTTTCCTGAAGTGCAAATGACAAGGATACGTGACTGTATCAGGCGAATGGAATCTGCGCTGGTGAGGAATTTTATCAACGCTTCCGAATAACCTGGGCGAAGCCAGCCACTGTTAACTGATTTGTGAGATTCAATTTCCGCCAGCTGCCTCACGTATGATCGCAGCTGGCTATCGAGAGTGATAGCTATGAGTGAACAAAGTCTAATACCGCTGCGGGACTGGAAAGCTCGCAGAATGCACTTCCCCATAACAATCACATGCCTGGTGAAACACGGGAAGCTGGGATACATACAACCGAGGCCTATTAAAATAGGAAACCGTTGGTGTATCGACGAACAGGCAATTTATATCGGACCAGGTGCAACAGGTGTGGAACCTGAAATTCACAGTGACGACGACGAAATTTTGCGGGAGATCCTGAGCGATGTCGCCAAGGCCACGAAAAAATAATGTATCAGTTTCCGGGCTCTATGCCCGGTTCGATCGCCGCACAGCAAAAACCTACTACCAGTACAAAAACCCTTTAACTGGCAAGTTCCACGGTTTAGGCACAGACAGAGGGAAAGCGGAAAAAATAGCTGCTACGGCAAATCAGAGAATTGCAGCAGCAGAAGCCGAGCACTATCTGCGCCAAATTGATGAAAGTCCTAAAGCGGCAGAACAGCGCGGGATCAGCCTTAAAGCATGGATAGAACGTTATCTGAAGATACAGAAACAAAGCCTGGATGCCGGATCGCTATCGTTAAAACGGTTCAAAGAAAAAAAACGCATGGCAGTGTTGCTTTCCGGACGGCTTGGCTCCCGGCCAATGAAGAGTTTAGAGGTGAAGGATTTTGCCGTGCTATTGGATGAATACCTTGACGCAGGTCATGCCAGTAGCGCCCTCTGCAATCGGGTGGTGTGGGTGGATATTTTCAATGAAGCACAACACGCAGGAGAGGTTCCACCTGGATGGAATCCACCAACTGCAACAAAAAAACCTTCGGTGAAAGTTACACGGGCGCGCCTCTCTTTGGACGAATGGAAAAAAATACTGGAGCAAATACCGGAGGATCGGTACGCGCACAAGGCGATGCTGCTTGCTCTTGTTACGGGTCAGCGTCGGGAGGATATTGCGAACATGAAGTTTTCAGACATTAAGGACGGTTATCTACACATCGAGCAAAGCAAAACGGGATCCCGAATTGCTTTGCCGCTGAACCTACGCTGTGAAGCCATTGGTTTATCGCTGGAGGATGTAATACGTAAATGCCGGGATCGGTTTGTCAGTCCCTATCTCCTGCACGGAAAAAAGAACATTAAGGCGAAACCTGTGAATCTCATTTTGGTTTCTAAAGAGTTTGCTGCGGCACGCGATGCAGCAGGTATCGTACCGCCTGCAGGAAAAACACCAACAACGTTTCACGAGCAGCGCTCATTGTCTGAACGACTTTACCGCGCCCAGGGGATCGATACAAAAATTTTGCTGGGGCATAAAACACAGTCAACCACTGACAGATACAACGATGATCGTGGGAAGGAATGGACCAAACTGGCAATTTAA